ATCTAATTACATTTGTGTTAGGTTCTCTTGTTACTGTTGGTACAGGTACGTCTACTTTATCTAGTTCAGATTCGTAATACTCCATTACTGCTTCTCTAAATTCGTTATCTTCTTCCATCATAGGTACGCATGAGCATAACATATTTGTGAACTGTAGCATACCACTGTAGTCATGGTCAGTTAATTTGCTAGAGTCTGAAGCTATTATACCCACAACTACCTCTCCTGTCCACCTATTATTTTTATCTAACTTTGGATGTAGACGAATTGCAAAGTCTTCAGGTTTTAAATTTAAAAATACAGTATCTTTTGTCATTGGTATCTCCTTTTTATTTTTGTTCCAGAAAACTTTATAAACTTAGGATATTTATCTTTACCTTTTTCTTTTAGCCATTCTTCAGGTATGATCCTATCATAATAATCAAAGTCATACTTGTTGCACCACTGGTAGTATCTAGTCTTTGCTCCCTTGCGTAACTTACGGTTACTGTTCTCAAAAACAAAACGTATATCTAAGTGAGGGTGTTGCTTTTTAATGGCAAGATGTTTCTTTCTATCTGCTGCTGTAAACATACCCTTTGTTTCAATTATAATGCCGTTGTACAGCACGAAATCTGGAGTGTAGGTTCTGTAAGTTAAGTCTTCCCACTCTATTTTTACCTTTTCGTATTTATACTTTATAAGTAAATTATCTAGGTATTGGGCAGTCTTTAACTCAAGTCCACTACGGTATCCATACTTTCGTGCTGCAATAAATTGTTTAGAGTCCACTATGCAAACTCTTCTGACAAAGACAGGTATGATACCATCTTAGGTTCTCTTGCCTGTGACTTTACAGCAGGGCGTTCTGTTATATCCCAACAGTCTTGTCTGTAGGAACAGAACCTACACCCACTGTTTAGAACAGTGTTACCTGTAGGCTTACCTCTAAAGTATTCAGCTACTGGCTCAAAGCATCGTTGAAATGCATTACTATTTACAGTATCCACTGTAGCTTTGATCTTGTCTAGTTCTTCCTGTTGGTTTACAGAAGACGCAGGTACATACTTGAAGTCACCGTTAGCTTTGTTGACTACCCACCAACCACCAAGTTTTTTCTTAGCAGCTTTGGCATAGCCAACTAACTGTGCTACGTAACCGAATGAATCTCCACTAGCTAAGTCCTCGCTACTAGAAAATTTATTACGGTATGACCAATCGGATGCCGACTTAACATCATCGACAGCACCATCAATAACAAGATCATATGTTCCATTAATAGTATCCTTTCCCAAGTCCAGAGATACCTGTTCAGAATCTTCATACTTTACACCTGCTTCCTTTAAGATGCCTTTAAATACAGCTTCCACTATATCTCCTAGCATCATGTTCATTACAAAGGTTGTGGGTTTAGGGAGTGCTTTCTCTGGCTTATGTTTATCATACCAGAGTTGGCACGTTGGTCTACCTATGTTGGACATACGTAGCTTAAACTCATCCCTTTTATTACCACCACCAAACTGACGTTGCATTGCGTCCATTACGTCCTGACCAATTTGCTTAACGGTGTCCTCTGAGATAGAGGACTTTCCGTTAGCTGCATCAGACATGTACTGGTGTATTGCCATTTCTGCAGGATGATTCATTAGACAAGCTCTTCTGATTCAATGTCGATAAAGTCATCGACTAAATCCTTGTCTGTTTCATCATGCTTATTCATGTTGGTACTCCACTCATTAAGTATATACTCATTATAGTTTTGTACCCACAACATAAGATCAGCAAACATCTCTTGGTCTGCATCATCAAGCTCAATAGTCTTAGTCAAGTCGAGCTTAACCTGTGGTAAGTAGTATTGAAAGGATGCGTCCTTTACTTCTTCAGAGCCACAAATCATAGTATGTTGTGGTGGCAACCTCTTAGCTTTAGCTAAATCGGAGAATGCCTTACCAAAGATTTTAAATGCATCTCTGTTATCTACTTCCCATATGAATGGCATAGGTGCTAGTGAATCAATAGGCTTACCATTCTCGTCATGTGGTTCTACCAGTTCGATTGTACCAAAGATAACTCGCACTCGTTTACAAGCCTTGATTAAGTCTTGCTGTGCTTTTGGTAAAGCCTTGAAGTCCTCAATCCAACCTGACGGTTTGCCACAGTTGAAGCCACCATAGTTATCCTTCAAGTCTATGTTAAGACTGTCAGCCATGATAGTTTTATTGTAGTTAGCCTTGCCATTACCTACAGCAGGTATGAATCGCTTGTACATAAACCTTTGCATAAAAGGTCTAATGATTGCAGACTTACCTAGATAGGTAGGACCATTAGGTACTTCTACTTTGTAAGAACCACCAGACAATGTTTCAGCATTGATGGTCTTACCATTTACTTCCACTGCACCCATCACAGGTTTGTGGTTTAATCTAACACGTGCTAGTGTACTAGCTTTCTTTGAATCAGTGACCTCACTACGTTCATTGGATATGCCCATAGCTTTAGCCATTGCGTTAAAGTTATTCGTGTCGATTGTTACTACTTCATTAGTCATCATATGTATATACCTCCTTGTATATTGTTTAAGAATATTAGTTATATCACGCTACGTCCTTTGTGTCAAGCCAATTAGAACCTATTTTTGCTTCAAGTAATAATGGTACATTGAAGTCTATATTCCATTGTTGTTCTATCAGATTGGTCAACACCTCATTGGTATCAGATATAACTTTGATTACGTCTTGGGTTTCGTTTGGGTGTACATCAATCACGATTGAATCATGTACGCTGTTTACTATACAACTATTTAAATTAACAAGTAACTTATCTATGTGCAGTAGTGCGATAGGCACTATGTCTGCTGTAGCAAACGACTGCACAGGATAATTTTTTATTTGAGTAAAATGCGACACACTGCCATTACGTCTACGTGTTACGTCAGGGAATGCAAACTCCCTGCCTGACGGTGTGCGTATCTTACCTGTGTTCATGGCTTCTTTAGCCAACCGACTATGCCACTGTGCAATGCCATAGTACTTAGTCGTGAACTGCTTGTAGTATGCAGCTTCAGCAGGTGTCCTACCATATCCACTAGCTCCGTAAAGGGGAGCAAATGTATGTGCCTTAGCATCCTGCCTAGACGTAGGCTGACCTGCATCTGAGATAACCTTTGCAGTATAGGCATGAACATCAAAGCCTGTGGACACTTCATCCATAGCTACTTTGTCCTGACCTAGATAGGCTGCAACTCTAAACTCTAGCTGTGCAAAGTCAGCTTCCATCACAGACCCACCATCCCATCGTGATACGAATACCTTCTTAACAGGAAACGTACCACCTCTGGGCATGTTCTGCATGTTAGGATCAGCACCACTGAATCGTCCTGTACTGGTACGGTGTTGCAATAACCTAACATGTAGCTTACCGTCTGTCTTGGTATAGTTAGATATACCGTCAATAAAACTAGACAGATAGGTATCAAGTGCAGACAGTCTGCGAACATTCTGTAGGAATGTCACAGCGTCTGTCATCTTACGTCCTCTGGCTACACTCTCAAGCAACTCAAGGTTGGTCTTGTTAGTACTGAAGCCATTGGCACTAACCCACTTAGCACTAGGAGCTTTGAACTTTAGCCCTGCTATATTGGGTGTATCGTTAAAGATGTAACCAACTCCTGTACAACTAGGACACTTGCTAGGTTTAGCAAAGGGCTTACCATCTTTCTTTGTCTTACGTATCATACCATTGCCGTAACAAACCTTGCACTGCTTGGCTTGCTTCTTGTACACAATGCTAGAGTACCTAGACATATTTTCTTTATAGTCTGTGTCATTCATGTAGGGATCAAACTGATTACCCCACACAGCTTTGTCATCAGGCTTACGACTGTAGATAACCCACGACAACTGCTCTGGACTATTGAGATTGATAGGATAATCTCCCATTAACTCACGACATTGTTTGTCCAGACTTTGAACAAGCGTAGCACGTTCAGTCTCAAACTCCTTACGCACATCTTCAAGTACAGTAAGGTCTACAGAAAAGCCACGTTGGTATATACGTGCCAAGCAGACAGCTACCTCGTCTGTAAGTTTAGCTGTAGTACTAAGCATAGCATCAGTCGTAGCTAGTCTATGCTGTAGCTTGTCAGCAAGCTGTTGTGTAGCGTGTAAGTCAGCAGACAAATACTCTGACAGTTCATCAGCAGGTATATCTCTAGTCGAGTATCCTTTCTTGAAGTACTCTTTTAGAGTGTCTTGTTTCTTGGTAGCAAGTTCAAATCTTTCGGCACAGGCTTCAAGAGACAGTGGTTCTTTCAACCCACGTTGTAAGACGTAGGTATTGAGCATAGTATCAAACACCTTGCCATTGTAGGTAAAACCAGATTCCCACAGCCACATCAAGTCGTGTGGTGCATTGTGCATAATAAGAAGTGTTGTTGCGTCCAACATTCTCTGCACTGTCTCCTTGCCTGACGGTGTAGGTTCTCTGTCTGCATGGTCAAAGGTAACTATAGTTTCTTTACCAGACTCACACAACATACCTATCATAGTCAGACTATTATCTGGTTCAAATGGGTCTAGGTGTAGCTTACCACCACGATGTGTGACAGTGTTTTCTACATCAAGAGTTAGTTTCATAATCTTACA